TCATCCCAGTCTTCAGGAGTGATTACTCCCTTGAGAATGAGTTGTGTCTTGAGTATGTCGAGGAATAATTCTCCAAATCTTTTACGTAAACGTCCAATGAACTTGGTGAACTTAAGCTCGTCTCTAAGGACTTCAGTGGTTTTACCAAGATTGAATCCCTTGTTATCATCTGTGAGACGGGAAGGAGGAAGATTGAGACTGTTATAAAGTTTCTTCCTAAAGTACTCAACATCTTTGAGCTCTCCTAGATTCTGTCCACCAGGTAAGGTGGTGATCTCAGTTCCACGCCCACCCTCTCTACGAGGTAACCAAAAATCTTCTAGCATACTCATATGCTTTTTGTCGTCACGAATCTCACCAGTCTTTGCATCATAGACTAGTTTATTTCTATAACGAGACATTACATCACGTAGATACTGTTCCGCTTTAACCTTTGGAAGGTTTCCTACGTCAATGTAAAAGATTCTTCTTTCTGGTGCTCTTGATAATCTGTAGATAACCAGAGCATCTTCAATCATTCTAAGTTGATTGAGTGACTTGATTGCTTTGTGTAAGAAACTTAGTACAAGTCTTTTGTTTAAATCTTGTAGTCCAGAGTTAACAAAGGTGATGGAATCTACCGCCATCTTGACACCTTGATTGTTGGACATGTCTCCAACTGGACCTAATGCACCACCTCTAAGGTATCCTTTAGGATTGTATAACCAATAGTCTACAAACTCACCCCACTCATATGCCTTAGCAGATTGCTTCTCGTCTGGGGTTAATTGTCTAGCGTTACTTGAAAGTTTTTGTCTGACCTTCTTGATCTTAAGGGGATCGATATATCTCAGTTCTAAGATACCCTTCTTTGGATTAGCAAGGTCGATTACTTTGTGGTAAATTAATTTACCATCTACATACCAATTTCGAATGAGCTCATGTGCTCTCTTCTCAAAATTGAGTAGTTGTTTTATATGATCAAACTCATCACGGATCTTATTCTTGACACCCTTTCCAACTTCAAGGTTATCTAAGTTGATCTCTACGCAACTATCATTCGAATCATTGACTACAAATTCATTCACAATTTCATCGACAGCACTGTCCACTTCGGGGTGAAGTGCCATGTCTCTATAACGACGAATGAGTTCAAACTCATCTCTGGCACTGTTGTCCATATCGACATAAGTACCAAAATAACCCCCTGCAGCTACTGCAACGGGTTCGTCAGCAGAAGGAGGAACTGGAGATTGGCCCTTCAGTTCCTTCTTCCTATTAATTTGAAAGCCAAATAACTGACTCATAATAATAAAAGATTTTCTTACCGCAATTATTTATACGATAAAAAAAGATCAGTTTTTAAGGGATAGGATCAGCGTTCTTAGCATCACTACCTTCCACAGTCCAATATGAATACTGGAATTCAACTGAGAATTCTTCGATCTGATCGTTGCTGTCATAAGCAAGGTCGATCTGAGAAACACTCACTGGGAATGCATACCAGAGCTTATACTTCCTTAGATCTTTACCACCATCAGAACTATCTTTCTCCATCTGAGAAACATGTATATCTGCACTATATCCATCGCTACTATTACTAGCAGGATTGAATAGTTCAGCAGTGTTTCCTTGATGAGAATTCATCTTGTTCAACCAAGTCTCGAAGATTCCACGAATCTTCATTTCTTTGTCATTGATGAAGGTTGCTGTCCAGTTATCGAATGTACGATCACCAGCAATCTTAACTGTTCTACCCCTAAAAGGAACTTCAATAGTTCCTACACTAGAGGCAGGTAATGCTGCTGACTTACATAGCATGGTAATTAATTCATTACCGTCCTTACCGCCTACCACGTTTGTGGGGAACTTAATGTCCACCTCAAACATATTTGGTTTAACGCCTTGAGCAACCTTGGTTAGGAAATCTTTGACGTTACTATTTACAATTGCCATTAGTCTTGTCCTTTGTTTGTTTATTTAGAGTAACGATTAGCGTCCGACTACTTCAGCGAACGAAATTCCAGTACGTGTTGCAGTGAAGGTCACTGTTACGTAGTTGATGGAACGAGTTGGCTTAAGGAATAGTTCCGCAACAAACTCATTACGATCAATAACATCAGGTGTGTTATTAGATGTATCACAAACAACTAAGAAATCAGTCAAACCTTGTCTTGCCTGAACTTCATTCAAGTAAGAGTTAACGGCAGCACCGAAGTTAGAACGTGTAAGTTCATCATTAAGTTCAAAGAGAACTCCTTTTGCAAGGTTCTCAACTCTCTTCTCAATGTTGAGGAAGAGTCTACGAACATTGATACGATCAAATGCAGATGGTGAAGCAAGAGCAGTCTTGTCACCGAACAATGTGATACCACTTCCAGAGATAGAAACAACTGGGTTGATTCTGTTCTGATAGAGCTCGTCTCTATCTGCTTTAGATGGGTTGTATGCTAACTTAACAGCATTACGGATTCCACCTCTGCTTAATCCAGCAGGAGAGAACCAGTCATCTAATGCTGATGATGTAGCAACACATAGACCAGCAATGTCACCGTTAGTTGGGATGTAACGATAAACATCGTTAAAGCGGTCATAGATGTACTTGTATCCACTGTCGAATACTGCGAACGATGTAGAAGTTAATCCACTAAAGAATCCAAGAGTGTTATCCTTCTGCTGTCTAGCAGTTAGAGAACCAGATGTACCGATTTGGTTTCCTCTGAAAGGAGAGACAAATGCAATTGCGTCTCTGCGACCAGCAGCAACAGCAATAACCTTTTGTGCCTTACTCTTAGTATCAGATTCGTTACCTAATGATCCACCCATAAGGATGAAGTTAACATTAGTGTTTTCACTGTCAGCAAACTCATCGTATGCTGCACTAATCTCACCAGCAGTATAACTGTAGTCATCTGTACCAGCTGAGAGAGTTGTTTCAATAGCACCACCAATAGCAAGTGCTCCAGATACACTACCAGAAGCAGCGTTCCATACAGCACCAGAAACTGTTGTTGCTAAAGCAGAACCATGATAGACATAACCAGATTCTGAGTTGATGATTGACTTGTAGTACACATTTCCACCCTCAGTTGATTTTGCATCAGAGAGTTTTGAAAGATATGTAAGACGTTCAACGATTGTGCTAGAAGCACCAGACACATCACCAGTTGTGTCGATCACTGCTACGTGTACTTCGTCTCCAGAAAGACTTCTATCAGCAGCGAATGCAGATGTACCAGGACGAGGACCAATTGCACTTAACTTAAGTCCAGTACCAGCAATTTCTGTGTTAGTATACCAGTCACTAACAGAAGAGATTGCAATCTGTGTATCAGTTACAGAAGCGATGTCGAATGTTGAATCTCCACCTCCACCAGAAACTGTGACTGTATCTCCAACAAGGTAACCAGTACCACCAGCGTTGATTGTAACTGCTGTTACAGCACCAGTTGCTGCATCAACAGTGAAGGTTGCGTTTGAACCACCACCAACGATAGTTACAGTTGCACCAACAGTGTATCCAGTACCAGCAGTATTGATTGCTACAGTCTGAACAACACCACCAGCGACAACAACGTCAACTGTTAATCCTGTACCGCCACCACCTGTGGTTGCGATTCCAGCACCTGTTGCATATGCACTACCACCAGATGTGAGTGTGATTGCATTAGGAACACCAGCACCAACAACTGTGTCTACTGTTAATCCTGTTCCAGATCCACCAGTTGTTGCAGCAGCAGTTGCTGAGGTGTATCCAGTACCACCAACCAATGTTGTGGTAGTTGCACCGACTCCTGTATCAGGAATGTCAAGTGTATCAGAAGTTGTAATCTTTGTTCCAGGGTTTGTTAAAACAACAGCAGCAGTTTTAGTTGCAGGAACCCAAGAAAGAACCTTTCCTGTTGCTCCACCTGTAAATGTAAGTGTGTCATCAACACCAACACCTGCTGGAGTTGCTGCGAATGTAACGTATTGATCAGCACCGCTATCAACGACGACGACCTTGAGTGAGTTACCTAGTGTTCCAGCACCACGTGCTACGAACTTCTTAGACGAGCCTGTGCCTCCTTCCCAGTCAGCAGTGTTCTTAACTAGAACTGCTGCACCGCTATCTACCGCATTGAGTGCTCCTGTTTCTGCACGAACAACTGCGAGTTGTCCACCGTATCCCAGATATTCAGATGCAACAAACCAGTCTTCTGCATTAGCATCAACTGGCTTACCAAATACTGATAACAAATCCTGTTGGTTCTGGATCTTTACGACCTCTCCAATTGGACCTTTCTGGAAAGATGAAGCAAACGCTGCTGTCTGGCTAGAAG